AGTTTCTTTTTATGTCTCCAAAATAGAGAAACATAACTATATCAAATAGATGCCTACTATATGAGCAGACCACGAACAGCAACCAATATCCTTGAGGCAAAGGGGGCGTTTAAAACACACCCCGAGCGCAAGCGAATTGAGCCGAAATCTAAAGACCAATTTCCTGCGCGTGCGCCTTCTCACCTGAATCCTTTGCAGGTGAAGTGGTGGCATAGAATCAAGAAGATGGTTCCCGAAGGTGTGCTGCAGGGTTCTGACGTTCTGGCGGTGGAGCTGGCGGCGGTTCTATGGGCTGAATTTGTAAGCGATACGGCTGGGATGAGCAATGGCAGAATCAGCCAGATGTCCGGTGCTTTGGGAAGGTTGGGGCTGTCACCTGCGGACCGGGCTAAGTTAGCGGTAGAAAAGCCAAAGGATGCGGGTGAGTTTGATGGGTTCTGATGGACTATGTATCGGTTGCCGCTAAATATGCAGATGAGGTAGTTTCTGGCGATATTCCAGCTTGCCTGTATGTTAATCAGGCGTGCCAGCGGTTTATTGATGATCTGGATCGGGATGATATTGAGCTGCGCCAGGATATCGCTTATAAATGGTGCTCATTCCTTGAGCGTATCCCGCATGTCAAAGGCAAGTGGGCGGCGAAGCATGAAAAGCTAAAACTTCAGCCTTGGCAGATTTTCTGCGTTGTTAATATATTTGGCTGGTATAAGGGTAATCTCCGGCGGTTCCGTGATGTTTATATCGAGGTCCCGCGTAAAAACGGAAAGACCTTCCTTGTTGCGCCGATTGGGGTGGGGATGCTTACCATTGACGGCGAGCATGGTGCTGAGGTTTACTGCGGTGCGACCTCGGAATTGCAGGCTTGGGAAGTATTCAGGCCAGCGCGACAAATATGCCAACAATTACCCGCATTGAGAAACAAGTTTGGCGTTGAAGTTAATGCTAAGTCCATTATGCGGATGTCCGACTTATCAAGGTTTACCCCGGTAATCGGGAATCCTGGTGATGGCGCGTCGCCTTCTTGTGCAATTGTTGACGAGTTCCATGAACACAAGACATCGGATTTGATAGATACATTTGAAACTGGCATGGGTGCGCGTGACCAGCCCTTGTTATTGCAGATAACAACTGCCGGCAGCGATATGGGTGGGCCGTGCTATACAAAGCGCGACGATGTTAAAAAAATATTATCCAGTGCGGTTGACGATGATCGGATGTTCGGAATTATTTACACGATCGACGAGGATGATGAGTGGGACACGGTAGAAGCCCAAATAAAGGCAAACCCAAACTACGGGGTATCAGTCAATTCTGATTTTCTTGAGGGCCAGTTAAAGCAGGCCAGAAGAAGCCCGGCAAAGCAGTCGGCTTATAAAACCAAGCACCTGAATATGTGGGTAGGTGCTAAGGCGGCATGGATGAATATGTTAGCCTTTCAAGCCTGCAGGAAAAAACAGCTTGATATTGATGACTTTAAAGGCCGTCCCTGTTATGTGGCTATCGACCTTGCATCCAAGATAGACATTGCTTCGCTGGCGGTGTTGTTCCCGCCGAATGGGAACGATAGTAAATACTCCGCCTTTGTGCGCCATTATCTGCCAGAAGACACGATAATGGAAAGCACGAGGTATCAGGGATTTCATGCCGGCGGCTGGTTGACGTCTACGCCGGGCAATGTAACAGACTTTGCTTATATTGAAGAAGATTTAAAGCTGTTCAAGTCTGATTATGAAGTAAAGGAAATACCTTACGATCCTTTCCAGGCTACTCAGTTCTCGACACGGATGTTGGCCGAAGGTTTCCCGATGATTGAATACGGGGCAACGGTTAAAAACTTTAGTGAGCCGATGAAGCAGCTTGAGGCTTTAATATTACAGAAGGGTATACAGTTTGACATGGACCCGGTGCTGATGTGGATGTTTGGCAATGTGACCGCACGGCTAGACCTGAAAGACAATATATTTCCTTGTAAGGAAAAAAATCCGGGAAACAAGATTGACGGCGTTGTGGCTTTAATCATGGCCCTGGCCAGAACCATGCCAACACAGGAAGCAAACCCTTATGACACACGCGGACTCAGGGTAATTGAGACACAATGAATAAACTGCAGTCCTTTATCGCTAAAGCACTTGGCATAAAATCGACCACACTCAGGAATCCTGCCGACTGGTTTATGGAGGCCCTGGGTTATAACAAATCTGCCTCGGGTGAGAAGGTATCGCACGCCGCTGCCTTGAGTCTGTCGCCGTATTATTGTGGCGTGCGGATGATATCCGAGACAGTCGGTAGTCTGCCGTTGAATGTCTATAAACGGCGTCCGGTACGCGGGCAGGATGTTTACCGGGAGCATCCCGTACATTCACTGCTGCACAGTGAGCCGAATCCTGAGATGACCGCGATGTCCTTCAGGCAGACACTCTGCGCACATGCGATAGGGTACGGTAATGCGTATGCCGAGATTGTCCGTCGCGGGGATGGCACGCCGGCGCAGTTGTGGCCGTTATGCCCTGACAGGGTAAAGGCCAAGCGGGACGAGAATGATGCCCTTTGGTATGAGGTCCGGCTCGATGATGGCGGATTTTCTTACATAGCGGCAAAGGATGTCTTGCACGTTCCCGGGCTAGGTTTTGACGGTATCAGCGGATACAGTCTTATTTCGGTAGCGATGGAATCTATCGGAATCAACCTGGCGCAGGAGAAATACAGCGGCAAGTTCTTCAGTAATGGCGGGCATGTTTCGGCTGTTATCGAGACTGATAATGTCTTGCAGGATGAGACATTCGAGCGGCTGAAGTCCGAGATTGCCAAGAATATCGGCGGCCTTGATAACGCCCACAGGATAGCGATACTTGAATCCGGGCTAAAGTTAAAACCGACAAATATCAGCAACACAGATGCCCAGCTTATTGAGGGCAAGCGGTTCTCTATTGAGGACTGGGCCAGGTGGTTAAACATTCCGCCGCATAAATTGAAAGAGATGGCCCGCTCGACGTTTTCAAATATTGAACACCAGAATATTGAATGGGCGGTTGACTCAATCAGGCCGTGGCTTGAACGGTTTGAGCAGGAATATAATCGGAAATTATTTAAGAACAAGAACCAGTTTTATAGCAAGCACGTTATTGACGGGTTATTGCGTGGCGACCATAAGTCCAGAAATGAGGCATATGCTATCGGCAGGAATTGGGGCTGGCTATCTGCCAATGATGTCCTCGCGCTTGAGGATAGAAACCCGCTCCCCGGTGATCTGGGAGATATTTACCTTGTCCCGGGTAATATGACGCGGGCAGAGGATGCCGGCCAGCAGATGCAGCCGGAACCACCGCCGCCGGAGCCTGATGAAGATGATGAGATTGAGGCCAAGCTCGACAAGATATATGAGCGCATTGAGATTGGTGCAGCTATTAACAAAATAGACAACAAGGTTGAAGCCGGCCAGACGCATCATTTTACCCTGGATATTCCAGAACAGTTTATGCCGAATGTGAATGTGGATAATCATATCCATATCGACCCGCAGGAAGCGCCGGTTGTGAATGTGGATAATCGGGTAGAGGCTCCAAACATGGAAGCCCCGATTGTTAATATAAACAATGATATTATTGTCCCTGAGAATGTGCCGGATGTAATGGTGACAGCGGAATCAAACTCGCCGGATGTTATTATAAATGTCCCTGAGAATGTCCCGAATGTGGAAATAACAAACCAGGTAGATGTCCCCGAGGTGCGGGTGGATAATACGGTTAATGTTCCATCCGGTGACAGGAGCGTCACATTCAGGCGTGATGCGGACGGTAATATTATTGACGCAGAGATAACCGATGACTGATAACGTCAAGGTCAACCCGGGAAGCGCGGGCAATGCCATAAACGTCGCCACCGATGATATAGGCGGGGTCCATTATCCTGTCTATAAACTGGCCTATGGTGCCGACGGTTCACAAACGCCGGTCGATGCGGTCAACCCGTTACCCATTGATTGCACACCTTTAGCGATGGGCGAGATATACACGGACGGGGTTTATAAGTATTTTGGCGAAGCACAACCTGGTTCGGATATCACCGATCCTGTGTGGCGCGTGTCAAGATTAACCATTATCGGCAAGCGGATAGAGTGGGCTAATGGAAATACCAATTTTGACAACACCTATGATGATATTGCAACCGTTGAAGCCTTTAGTTATTCATGATTGCCTGTATTCAAAAGCTGCTTGAGCGGCTGGGTATTATCGACCATGTTGAAGATACGGCATGGAACGCGCATGGGAATACAGCGACGGGAGATGCAACAAACCTACTAGAAATAGATGCAGGGTCTTTTCTTATTTCCGGAACTACCGGAGATCAGCCGGATACATCAGGAGCAGACAGCAGATTCCTGTGGATTCCATCAAAAAGAACA